AATTTTACAAAGGAGACTGAGTGATGAGTAAATGGCAACCAATTGAAACCGCACCAGAAGATTCAGAAATCCTTGTTTGGGATGGAAAAGATATTTGGCTGGTTGAAACAGAATTTGGAATGTATCCAAAACACAATGGCTGCGGATGCTGCTCCTCATCTGTACATTATGAGGCTACTCACTGGATGCCTTTACCCGAACCACCGAAAGAGACTGACTGATGGATAATATTATTAAATTAAATATTACGAAGAAATACGCACTTATGGAAGACGGAACTACACTTCCAATTGTCCATTTTGTAGGTGATAAAGTAGATTGCGATCCTGCGGAAGCATATCATTGTGTTGTTGGGCCGACTAAAGATGGTCAATGGATAGTGGTTGAAATTAAACCAGAAAGTATCGAAATTATTACATTACATTAAATTAAGGAAACTGAGCGCCAAATGATTGGCACAATTAAGAGGGTAAAACGATGAGCGTTATCTCCATATCAGAAGAAGATGCGGATCGCATTTTTGGCACGGATAAGTTCTCAGACACTAATAAAATTTTGACACGCTCTGAAATGTCAAGCATGGATATTGTCGATCTTTTGTTGTATTGCGACAGAAACGGGATGTACGTGCACGGCGTTCAATCTAAAGCAGCAGAAGAGCTGGTTGCCCTTAGAAATGAGCTGGAGTTGCTAAAAATGGTGACAAATGCTTATAATCCCGTGTCACAGGGGAGACAGATGTAATGGCTTTATTAAATGTCGATGGTCAAAATCTTGACATCGAAAAGTCTTTAATGGAGCTAGATCAGGCTGACTGTGAAGACAGCTTGTATTTTTTTTTAAAGCACGCATGGCGGTATATAGACGCCGCTGATTTTACCCCTGGCTGGCCTATTGAAGCCGTGGCAGAGCACTTACAGGCTGTGGCAGATGGTGACATCAGGCGCTTAATTATCAATATTCCTCCTCGTTGCGCTAAATCTACGCTGACATCGGTCGCTTTCCCAGCTTGGGTGTGGGCGCAGCCTTGGAAAAGCCCGACATCTGGACCGGGCGTACAGTTCTTACATGCCTCATACGCCCAACAGCTTTCGCTTCGTGACAGCGTTAAGTGCCGCCGCCTTATTGAAAGCCCGTGGTATCAGAAACTATGGGGTGAAAGGTTTAAACTGACGAGCGATCAGAACACGAAAACGAGGTTTGACAATGACAAAGGCGGTTCCCGACTCAGTACCTCTGTTGGATCGGCACTTACGGGTGAAGGTGGTTCGATTATTGTTGTCGATGACCCTAACGCGGCGCAGGAGGCTTTCTCCGAAGCCACAATTCAAAACACGATTGAGTGGTGGGATTCTGCCCTCTCGACCCGTCTCAATGACCCCAAGACGGGTGCGTTTGTCGTTATCCAACAAAGGCTTTCGGAAGAAGACCTTACGGGCCATATCATGTCAAAAGACATGGGCGAGTGGACCCATTTATGCCTCCCAATGCGTTATGAGTGGAATAGGCACTCACATACAAGTATTGGATGGGATGATCCGCGTGGCTGCGCAGACGATGGGACGCCGCTGGTCGTAATTGGGGAAGACGGAGAGCGTTTGGCTATTAGTCCAGAGGCACAAATTGAGCTTCAGGACGAAAGAGAAGGCGCTTTACTGTGGGAAGAGCGCTTTGGCCAGGAAGAAGTCACCATACTTGAGAAACAACTTGGCCCTTGGACGGCGGCTGGACAGCTTCAGCAGCGTCCTGAGCCAAAAGGCGGCGGTATTATTAAGCGGGAATGGTGGCAGCCTTACGAGGCTAAGATTTACCCCAACATGGACTTCATTATTGCGTCTCTAGACACGGCTTACACGACAAAAACTGAAAATGACCCATCGGCTTTGACCATTTGGGGCGTATTTTCAAGCGGAATTGACAGTGTTTCGGCCCCTACGCAGATTGCATCAAGAGACGGCGATCTGGTTGGCTACTCAAGAAACTATCGGGAGCAAGGCCCCCAAGTTATGCTAATGTATGCTTGGCAAGGACGCTATGAATTGCATGAATTGGTCACAAAAGTAGCCAAAGATTGCAAGGATTATCAAGTAGATACGCTTTTAATCGAAAATAAAGCTGCGGGTTATTCCGTGGCACAAGAAATACGCCGTTTGTATGGATTCGAGCGATTCGGTGTCCATATGTTTGACCCAAAATCGCAAGATAAAATTGCCCGACTGTATTCCGTCCAGCATTTATTTGCCGAAGGGATGGTCCACGCCCCACTTTATCAATGGGCTGAAATGGTTATTAGCCAAGTCGGTACATTCCCAAAAGGAAAACACGACGATTTGGTTGACACTGTGTCAATGGCTATGCGCCATCTTCGTGACACGGGCCTTTTGGTCAGAAACGCGGAATGGGCGGCTGACGCTGAAGAGCAGCTTAGATTTTCGGGTAATGATAATATGGCCCCACTATATCCCGCCTAATTATTCTGCTATATAATAGCCTGAAATTATTGGGGATACCTACATGCCACAAGTTCTGGCCAGCGCCATAGTCGATATTTTGCGACCCAGCAATCCAAATGCTTTTGGACTGTTTAAGGTCACTGTATGGGGCCAGCCTCCCTATGATTACAACATTTCTTACGAAATTACCGCAGCTTCTGATACAAAAGCAGCACAAAGTGCTATAGACAAGTTTGTTAACGAAGTAACGGCGATGGGGCCAAAAGGACAATAACATGCCTATGACACCCGGTTTAGGTCTTAACATACGTGACCCTGGCGACATGACAGATGGCATGGAAGAGGGTGATGTCATCATTGATGTTGTTCAAGATGACGATGACAACAATCAAACTGATGACAATGGCAACATTATACAGATTGACCACGCCGATGGCTCGGTAACTATTTCACTTGATGGCATGCCTGTCATCAAAAGGGAAACAAAAGAAGACAGGGACGATTGGTTCCGCAATCTTGTCGATGATATTTCGGACAATGATTTAAGTTCAATTGCTCAAGATTTATTGCGGGGTATCAGAGATGATATTCAAAGCCGTAAAGATTGGGTTGAAGATCGTGCCAACGGCATTAAGCTGCTTGGTTTGAAAATTGAATTACCTGGTCTGCAAGGTACAGCAGATGGCGCGCCCGTAGAAGGAATGTCGAAAGTCAGACACCCCCTTCTTTTAGAGGCGGTTTTGCGTTTTCAGGCTAATGCTCGTGCAGAATTATTGCCGACAGATGGCCCAGTTAAAATTCGCAATGACAATAACAACCCAACATTAGAACAAGATCAGCTTGCCAATGCTCTTGAGAAAGATCTCAACCACTATCTGACAGCTGTTGCGACAGAATATTATCCTGACACTGATCGCATGTTGATGATGCTGGGTTTTGGTGGCACGGCGTTCAAAAAAGTTTATTTCTGCCCATTGCGCAATCGTCCCGTGTCAGAAAGCGTTGATGCCAACGATTTGATTGTGAACAATGCTGCCACAGATTTACGCAATGCAAAGCGTATTACACATCGCACATATATGCGGCCTTCAACTGTTAAGCGGTTGCAAATCCTTGGCGTGTATAAAGATATTGATTTATCGACGCCTAAAGCACCAGACTTGGACAGCTACAATCGTGAAAAACGAAACATAGAAGGTCTTGATGATGAAAGCATGAATCCAGAAGATCGTGATCGGCTCATATACGAAGTCTATTGCGAATTGGATTTGCCCGGCTTTGAACATAAGCACAAAGGCAAACCATCTGGATTGGAAATTCCGTACATCGTGACAATTGATGAATCTTCACAGAAAGTTTTATCAATCGTAAGGAATTATAATGAAGACGATCAGGAATTACCCACGGCAAAAAGGCGTTTTGTCAAATATACTTTTGTGCCTGGTCTTGGGTTTTATGACACTGGCCTTCTTAACATACTCGGTAATACTACCAATGCTATTACTGCTGCTTGGCGCGAGTTACTTGACGCGGGTATGTACAACAACTTCCCTGGCTTTCTTATGGCCGACACAGGAGCACGCCAAAACACGAATATTTTCCGTGTCCCACCTGGCGGCGGCGCTCTTGTTAAGACAAATGGCATGCCAATCACGCAAGCTATTATGCCTCTTCCGTACAAAGAGCCATCTGGCGCGTTAATGAACCTTGTTCAGAGCATGGCTGACACGGGTATGCGTGTTGGTGGCACGAGCGAGGCTCTGGTGACAGAAGGAAAAGCCGATGCACCTGTTGGCACGACACTGGCAATGATTGAACAAGCACAAAAAGTGCTTAATTCGGTCCATAAACGCCTTCATGCAGCCCAAGCAGAAGAGTTTGAGTTGCTTGTTGAGTGCTTTAGAGAAAATCCAGAAAGCTTTTGGTTTAAAAATCGCACTCCAGCCTATCCTTGGGATGAAGATACATTCCTTAATGCGCTTGATACGTACTATTTTATACCTCAAGCCGACCCAAATACAGCTTCTCAGACCCAGCGTTTGATGAAAGTGCTTGCTCTGAAGCAGTTACAAGCATCAAATCCTGCTCTTTATGACCCAATTGCCGTTGAGCAAGCCGCTTTACGTGCTTTAGGCTGGTCAAATCCGCAACAATTTATGGCTCCGCCCTCTGCACAACAGCAACCGCCACCAGAATTGGTCCAAGCACAAGCTAAAATGCAGAATGACGCTAAAACTGCTGATGCTCGGATGCTTGATTCGCAAACTCGCGCTCAACAGGCCCAAGCTCAGATCCAAATGGATCAGCAACGGCTGGAAATTGAGCGTCAACAGGCAAATCCTCAGGAAGACCCATCAAAAATGATGGAAATGCAGCTTCGTTCGCAAGAAATCCAGCAAAAGGGGGCTGACGCTTTGCTTGATGCGATCAATCGTAAGAGAGATCGTGAAAGTCGTGAGCGTTTATCAGCTATTAAGCTTGCGGAAGAGATGGCGCAGAACCCACAAGGGCTTGGCGTAGTTGAACAGATGATTAGCCCCAACATGTTGCAGCGTTTAGAAGGGAATGAACCCACGCTCGACGGCAGACAGACTGGAGAATTATGATGCCTACTTATCAAGAGATGAGTCGTTTCGGCAAAGCTGCAATGGAATATTTGGAACAAAAGGGTTTGCCAAAAACTTCAGAAAATTTCAGCAATGCTGTTGATTTAGCTAAACAAGGCATGTTGCCTAAAGCAGTAACAACAGCTGCTCCAGTTAATAGTTGGGACGATCTTCTTGAGCCAAATAAAAAACCAGTTAATAGTTGGGACGATCTTTTTGATATACAATGGGCGACAAATCCAGTTAGTAATACTCAAAAAGTTACTACTCCTGCGACTGCTTCTACTGTTGCATCGGCTAAACAAGTTTTAAATCCTTTAGATAAAGAAACAAATTATGTGTTGAGCAATCCAAAGTTTGGCGGTGCGCTTGGCAAAAATATTAACAATGCTACTGATGAAGAAATTGCTGCTGCTCGGCAAATTGCTCAAGCAAATCTTGATGCAAGATCTCCACAAACTAATATGACAAATGCCCCTGCCCCTGCTCCTGCTCCTGCTTCTTTATCTGCCCCAGGAACTTTAACCCAATGGGATAAAGAAACAAATTATGTATTAAGTAGCCCTAAATTTGGCGGCACGCTTGGTAAAAACCTTACCAATTCCACTAGCGAAGAAATTTCTGCTGCTCGTCAAACTGCTAAAGATAATCTTGAAGCACGTGGTGTAAAAGTTCCCGTGCAAATAGACCCATCATTAGTTGCTAACGCTCGTGCAATTGCTGGTTCTGATGCCCGCGCTTCAAGTGAATCTGTACAAGATATTATAAATGCTCAAAGGGCAAAAGCTTTTAATACAGATTGGGATGCAATTATTAATGCTAAAGTTAACCCACAACCACCAAAACCACAAGAATTTGATCGGTTTTCCAGTATAGCTGATAAATCACAAATACCAATTCTTGCTTTAACTGGTGGGATGGGAACTGCTGCTATATCTTCTCAGATAACACCCCCCACATGGGACGCAGCAAAAAATACTAATGCTGTTGACCCTTGGGGAGTAGATACTGGAGCAATGGCTGGTTATAATTCATCACGCACAGGTGAACCTGGCTACAGTGGCCAAAGTGGTAATATCCTTAATCAAGCATTGATACAAAGTAATGAGCCTGAAGGTATTATTAAACCATCATCTACAGTAAAAAATGCCAAACAGGTCATGAGCCGTAACAATCAGCCATTAATTGACCTGAATACTAAAAATTCTGGTGAACAAGCATCTGTTCCTTCGGCTCGCGCACTTTGGGATATATATAATCAAACAGGTAGTGCAGCGGATTTTGTTCGCGCATCAAATGCTCAAAAACTTGAAGATCCTGGCAATGCAAAATTTGAAGCAGCTGCAAATGAAAAACGCGGCGGATCTGTTAGCGGCAAGGGAAAAGATGGCGGCATGAACCCAAAAGAAGCCGTTCTTCACAAAGCTC